GTCTAAAGGGTATAATAGCAATCGTAGCTTAAACCCCTCGACCAATTGGATTGTTTAGATGGCCATCGACCCGCAATATTACGGTTATTATCAGCAGGGTCTGCTTGATGAGGGTGTAGCGCCTCCCCCTGTATCTGGGCCTGATTTTGTGCGCGGGATGAAATATGCGCCGTTTGATTTGCTTGGTGCGCCGGTTGATATTGCGAATATGGCGCTTTCCCCTCTTGGGCTTGGGAGCGACATGCCGGTTGGCGGCTCAGATTATTTGATTAACAAATACGCTGACCTTGGCGACTTGCTGGGCGTTAACTATGACCGGCCCACCGGCAGTGGCAGTGAGCTTTTGGGCCGCATCAGCGCTGGCGTTATATCGCCTGCGGCGATTATGACCGCTTTGTCAAAATCGCCGGTAAATATGTCCAAAGCAATTAGCGCGTTCAGGGATTCGCGCAAACTGAGAATGGAGGCGGCAGAAGCCGCCTCCCAAGGCAATGTCGCGAAGGCGAATGAGGCCAATGTTGCCGCCAGTGTTCTTGAGGTTGAGGCCGCACCGCTGACCAGCGTTTTGCAAAGGATAGAGGCTGATGGCAAAGTCCCCGAATTTATCGTCAAAGACGATGGAACTTATCTTACAGTTAGATCAAGTCTGGCAGACCCAGCCGAAGGAAAAAGAGTTGTCGCCGCCGCAAGAGGAGACGATGCGGCGTCTAAGGGCGATGAGCCATTGTCGGCCTCGGAAGTCCGTTTTATCGTCCAAAGTCCCGAACTGAACTCTGCAAGGCAGTTTGGTGACAGCATTGCTATCGCGGTAAACGATGCGCCGTTGGATGCGGCGCTATTAAAGGGCGAGACAGGGTTTGCCGGAAGAGAGTCAAGCGTTGCAAAGCAGGCCGCTATTGGCCGCGCGTTTAGTCTGGCTGTTGAAGGAAGCCCAGAATACAAAGCAAAAGTGTTTGAAGAATATGGCAAAAGGTTCCCCAATTTGCTTGAGGCGGTAGGCGCTAAAAACTATGACGATCTGGTGCAAAAATCGTACAAGCAGATGGAGGCCGAAACAGAGGCTCAGTTTAACCGCCTTCCTGTCAATACGTTTTATCACCCCGGTGATTTTGATTATGTAACCTCGGCTGGCGGCACCAATTCTATCGCTATGCTTCGGGACATCAATCAGGCTCGCAACCTTAATGTTTTTCGAGGCGGTGAGCCTCATGAGTTTTTGAGCCGCATTGACCCGCAGACGGGCCTTAGCTCAAATGAAAAATTTCGCGCTGTCCACGATTATGCGGGACACGGCATCTTGGGCAATAAGTTTGATGCTCTTGGTGAGGAAAGGGCGTTTGGCGTCCATTCTCAGATGTATTCGCCGCTCGCTCGCTTTGCTATGGCATCAGAAACGCGCGGGCAAAATAGTTTTGTGAATTATAGTCCATTGAATGTCGATCTTGAGGTAGAAATAGCCTCCAAGATGGATGAGCTACAAAAAGTAAAAACAGACGCAGACAGACAGGCTATCTTGGCTCAGATACAAGACCTAAACAGCCAGCGCCAATATGGCGACCAAAGAGCCGTTCTTTTGCCGCCTGAGATGGTTGATCTTTCGTATCAGGGGGGAATGCCGGAATATTTGCGAGGCGTAAATGTGCCACAAGCAGGAACGACTGTAGATGACGTTCCGGTGTATCATTTTTCTCAGACAGGCGGCTTGTTGGAGCTTGATCCGGCCTTTATGGGTTCGCGTATGGGTTCATCATATGGCAAAAAAGAAACTGCCGATATTTTGGCGATGGATCGTCCTAAGAGGATATACACATTTGCAGATGAGGCTCCCACCACAAGAATTGACCCGTCTATGGATGACGCGCCTTTTGTTTATCAGGGCCAAGCGTCAGGTCTTTATGACGTTATGGAAGACCCTGCTAGGTTGCGGGCTTTGGCAACTCAAAGAAACGTGGGCGTCCAGCCCCGCCAGCTTTTCGCAAAGGATTTTGAGTCAGCCATTAAAGATTATGGCTATTCTGGGTATATTGCGCCATTTGACTCTGGCCCCCAAAGAGCGGCCCTGCTATTTGATCCCATATCTGTTACGCCATATGAGGGGCTGTTAAAGTGAGCGAGATTGATCTTTGTTACTTTCCAACGAATAAAATGTGTTCTTTGGATAAAATACTTGGCGATGAGTTTTTCCCAGAAAACAAGGACAATGTTTTTAGGCAAGAAACTGTGACCTATGAATATGTCGATGAGGGCGTCAGGGTAACGCGACATGTCAGGAATTTTGCTGGCAACAAGCATTATGACAGCCGGTCATCCGAAATAATTACCACAAAGGACCGCTGGAATGCCCCCAAGCGCACCTAAAGACCCACGTCTGGCTAAATATGGCGTTCAGGGTTACAATATGCCCAAGCGTACGCCTAACCACCCGACCAAGTCGCATGTGGTTGTGGCGAAGGTGGGTGACGTTGTTAAGGTCATCCGCTTTGGCCAGCAGGGCGTGAAGACGAACCAGACGGTTGGCCAGCGCAAAGCGTTTGAGAGCCGTCACGCAAAGAACATAGCCAAAGGCAAATTGTCTGCGGCATATTGGGCGGCGAAGGTCAAGTGGAACCCAAAGAAGACCAAGTCGCCGTCTAAGAAATGGAAAAAGGGATCATAATGGCGAGGCGCTTTGCAAGTGTTCCGAAAGACAAGAAGACCGGCGTTCCGAAAAAATATCTTGCGGGTGCTAAGTCTAAGTCACGCAAGGCGGCTGAGATCAAAAAAACTGCTAAGGCGTACAAGGAAGGCAGGAAGATTGACGTGAAGGCCGTCAGCCGGTCCAGAGCAAATCAGGGGAGACGTGGACGTGCCTAAAGCAAAACCACTATCTGAGGCGACTAAAAAGACACTGCGCGACAAGGCGGAGAAGAGTAAGTTTACATATGGCGAACTCGCCAGCGTCTATCGGCGCGGTCAGGGCGCCTACCTATCGAGCGGATCGCGCAACGTGCCAATGGCCGCGTGGGCGATGGGTCGGGTGAATAGTTACATGCGGGGCGATAAGGCTCGCACTGCGGATAAGGATATTTACAAGAAGGCGAGGGCGAGGTCTAAATAATGCCGCTCATTAAGGGCTACAGCAAGAAGAGCATATCCGAGAATATTCGCCGCGAGATGAAGGCGGGTAAATCTCAAAAACAGGCCACCGCAATCGCGCTTGACGTTGCGCGTAAGGCTAAAAAGAGAAGGAAGAAGGCATGATTGTTTGTGATAATTGTCCCTACCGTGGGCGCTGTGAGAATATGGGGCGCTGTATACAGGGCAAGAACGCGCACATCTCATCTGAGACCATTCGTCCGCCAATTCTGGACGTGAACACCACCAAGGGTCCGGCAAAGACTGTCGCGCCTGAGCCATCATCCACCTTTAAGAAAATGGCCAAGAAAGTGGCCAAGAAAGGCAAATAATGTACGGCAAGAAAAGAGTAACGCCGCCAATGCAAAGCCCTGTCCGCCGCCGTCCGCGCGTAGGCGACATGAATGAGGCTATGGGCAACCCGATGACGGCTATGCCGGTCACACCGCCAAAACCTAGCCCGCGCCGCCGCAAGTCAGAAGGCCACAACACCACGTTGGGCAAATACGCAAAATAGAGGGCATTATGGCCGACAAAATGGACGACTATCAGCTACGAAGCATCGTCTCCTCTGAGATTGAGGATTCGCTGAACCACTTTGATAGCGAGTACACGCAGGAGCGTCTACGCGCCATCGATTTCTACCTCGGCGAGCCGCTAGGAAACGAGCAGGCTGGAAAGTCGTCCGTTGTGGACACCACCTTTGCGGATACGGTTGAGACCATCATACCGAATCTGATGAGGGTGTTCACGTCAAACGATCAATATGTGCGCTTCGCACCGCGCACCGCCGAGGACGTAAAAGGCGCAGAGCAGGCCACGGATATGGCCAACTTTGTGATTAACCACGACAACGCGGGCTATAAAATTCTGCACACTTGGTTCAAAGACGCGCTGATGTTCCGCCTCGGTGTCGTGAAATATTTCTGGGACGAGACCGAAGAGGTTAACGAGGAGGAATATAACGGGCTGTCCGAGGACGAGCTTGTGATGCTCCTGAACGACCCGGACGTTGACGTTGTCTCGCAGGAAGAGACTGTCACCGAGACGATGATGGCTGATGACGGCACACTTGTGCCGCTCGCCAGCACCTACGATTTGAGCGTCAAGGTCACGCGCCGCTCTGGCAAGATCAAGATCATCAACGTGCCGCCCGAAGAGTTTCTGGTCTCCCGCCGCGCGGAGAGCCTAGAGGACGCGCACTTTGTGGCGCACCGCACCACGATGACCGTCTCCGACCTTGTGGCTATGGGCTACGATCAGGAAGAGATTGAGGCACATGCCTCATCCGGCGATCTGGACGTTGACCGCGAGCGCACCACGCGCTTCCAAGACCTAGAGGCCGCCACAGGCACTGATCCGGCTGATCCGGCGCTCCGCGAGGTGCTGTACTACGAGTGCATCATGAACGTGGACTTTGACGGTGACGGGATTGCTGAGCGCCGCCGCATTTGTGCCATTGGTGACGGCGGCTCTCACATCCTGCACAACGAGCCGTTTGATCACATCCCATTTGCGGTTGTGACGCCGATCATGATGCCACACCGGCTGATCGGGCGCTCTATATACGACATGACCGAGGACTTGCAGGTCATCAAGACAACGCTGATGCGTCAGTATTTGGACAGCGTTTATTCGTCCAGCATGCCGCGCGTTGCCGCTGTCGAGGGGCAGGTTAATCTCGATGATTTGCTTTCGGCGACCCCGGGCGGTGTTATCCGTGTTCGCCAGCCCGGTATGTTGCAGGCGATTTCAGGCGCACCAGTGGGCGGTGAGATACGCCCCCTTATGGAATATGTTGACAGCATCAAAGAGAACCGCACGGGCATCTCAGCGGCCTCGCAGGGACTGTCACCCGATGCCTTACAGTCAACCACCGCGTCCGCTGTCGCGGCCACGGTTCGCGGCGCTCAGGTGAAGATGGAGAGCATTGCCCGCACCTTCGCAGAGACCGGCATGAAGTCGCTGTTCAAGGGCATCCTGCACCTGCTCACCAAATACGACAACAAGCCGCGCACCATCCGCCTGCGGAATAACTTTGTGCCGATTAATCCGGCTGAGTGGGACAGCGAGTTTGACGTTGTCGTTCAGGTCGGCCTCGGCACCACTGACGATGAGACAAAGATCGCGTTCCTGACGCAGATTGCGGCGAAGCAAGAGCAGATCATCATGCAGTTAGGGCCGCAAAACCCAATCGTGTCTATGGCGCAATATGTCAGCACACTGCGCTCGATTGCGGAGATTGGCGGCTTTAAGGACGCCGACCAATTCTTCAATTCGCCGGAGATGATCCAGCAACAGATGATGATGCAACAGCAACAGCCCGCCGGTCCTGACCCAGAGGTTGTGAAGCTGGAGCAGGAGATGGCGCTCAAGCGCGAGCGGATGCAGATGGAAATCCAGCTAGAGCGCGAGAAGATGCAACTTGAGATGGAACTGCGCCGTCAGGAGCTACAGGCTGAGGCGGAGCTTCGCGTTGCCAAGGCCGTCACTGACGCCGAAATATCAACTAACTTGCCGAGGGTTTAAAGATGCCGTTTACCTTTAGTGGCACTATGCCGACAGCAAAAGAGAAGGCAGAGGCGCAACAGCAGGCGGCAAAAATAGCCGTTGAGGGCGGCGAAGCCCTTGGGATGTCCCCTCTTGAATCTCAGGCAAGATATGGCACTCAAGGATTTGGCGGGCTAACACCTCAACAAGCGCAGGCGATCATAACAGGGTACAGCGGCGATGATAGGGGCGGGTACAGCGGCGCGTATCAGGACGCCGCAAGAGTAGCTCAACAAATACAAGCCCCATTTATCGCGCAACAGCAGTCTTTGCTACAAGATTACATCGCTGGCGTTGAGCGCCGTCAAGCTGGCCCTATGATGCCCGGCTGGATGGGAGGCATTCAGAGGATGAACCTCCGCAACCTTGGTGGTGCGCTCGGAGCCTTTGGCGCAATGGACCCCTTTGAGGCGGCGACAGCTATGCGTGACCGCGTTGTGACAAACGAGCTTGGTCAGGTTATCGGCGTCTATGATGAACGCGGCATATTAACGGGCCGCGACCCAGCGCGTGATGAGCGTGAGCGCCGCATGCAAGAGGGCGAGGGCGGAGCGCAACAGATGGTGGCGCCGTCACCCGTCACCGGCCAATGCCCAGAGGGTTACATATTTGACGAGGACTTGCAGGCGTGTCGGTTAGACACTGGCGTAGCTGAGCGGGTTGATTATACTGCCCCGCAGACATATGGCATGATGGGGCTGTTGGATAAGGTGCCGGAGGGCTTGCTTGGTTTTGCCAGCACTTATGGCACCGGCTTTGGCACACCGCAGGAATACGCATCGGCGAACCAAGCATTCAGACGCGCCAGCGGCACCATAACGCCACACCAAGGGTATATACCGCTATTATAATAGGGATAATAACGTGAATGAGGGACAAGCTAGAGAAAAGATTGAGCGATCTGCGAAGGCAGAGGCGTTACTACGCAATGAGATTTTGCAGGACGGCTTCGCTCATCTGGAAGAACAATTTATCGCGGCTTGGCGTGGCTCGGCAGTGGCTGACACAGAAAGCCGCGAGCGCCTATATCAACTTTTGCAAAATCTGGATGCCTTAAAGGGGTATTTTCAAAGCGTTATAGAGGATGGTAAGTTAGCGCAGATGCACCTTGACGAAATCAAGAGGCAATCCGATTTTAACAACAGACAGAGGTAATTTTCATGTCCGACAACTCGACAGAGACCGGAGAAATTTCAGTATCAGACGCATTAAGCCTTCTAAGCACCCCACCAGAGGACAATGCTGTGGAAGAGCAACCAGAGGCTCAGATTGAGTCTCAACCGCCAGAGACAGAGGCGCTAGAGGAGTCTGCGGACACGGCTGATGAAGCCCCCGAAGACGACTACGATGACGATGATGTCGATGAAGGCGAAGATGCCTACGAAGAGGATGACGAGGACGAAGAAGAAGAGGAACAGCTATATACCGTCAAGATTGACGGTGAGGAACACGCTGTCACCCTTGACGAGCTTCAGAATGGTTACTCTCGCCAGCAGGCATTTACAAAGCGCTCTATGGAGCTTGCAGAACAGCGCAAAGCCTTTGAGGCTGAGCAGGCTGAGACGCAGGCGCTGAGGGACGCTTACAAACAGCAACTTGATATGTTGCAAAGCCAAATCCAGCAGACAACTCAGCAAGAGCCTGACTGGAGAGCATTGGCCGAGACAATGAGCGAGCGCGATTTGTTCTTGTACAAGACCGAGTGGGATCAACAGAAAGAGTATCTCAAGCAGGTTGAGGCGGAACAACAGCGGATCGCGGCAGAGCAGTCCAAAGAGCAACAGGCGAAGATGCAGGAGCATCTGGCCCACCAGCGCGAGGACATGCTCAATCGGATTCCAGCTTGGCAGAACGAAGATGTCCGCAATGCCGAAAGGCAGGAGGTCATCAAGTACGCCCAGCGGCGGATCGGGTTCAGTGAGGAGGAGATTGCCAACGCATCTGATGCGCGGGCCATCGAACTGCTCTACAAGGCGTGGCAATGGGACAACCTTCAGGAGAAGAAACCTGTCGCCAAGAAGCGCACCCGCAAAGCCCCGAAGATGGCCAAGGCAGGCAAACCAACAACCAAGAGGCAGGTTGCCTCCAAGCAACGGCAACAATCGCTTGAGCGCCTCAGTAAAGAGGGAAGCGTTGATGCCGCAGTCAACTACTTGATGGGCAGATGACCCGAAGGAACTAGAAAATGACAACTTTCGCTACTAGCGCCGCCGTAGGTGAGCGCGAACAGCTCGCCGATGTAATTTATCGCATCGATCCTGCTGAAACGCCTTTTTTCTCAAACGTGAAGAAAGAAACATCAAACGGTATCTTTACCGAGTGGCAGACACAGGAACTTGCTTCTGCGTCAGGCACAAACTACGTCAACGAAGGCGCGGCTATCTCTACAGCGGCGGCTACACCAACCGTTCGTCTGGGTAACTACCACCAGATCAGCGTCAAGTCATTCGCAACATCTGGTACTCTGGATGCTGTCGATACTGCCGGGCGCGAACGTGAGCATAACTATCAGAAGGTGTTGAAGGCACTTGAGCTTCGCCGGGACATCGAGAAGAGCATCACGGACACTAACGTGGCCCGCTCTGGCTCAGACCCACGCAAGTCTGCGTCTCTGATGACTTGGATGACCAACGGTTCTGTTGGCGCATCTGGCGCGTTTGCAACAGGCGATGGCACAGACACCGTCACGGACGGAACTGACCGGGCGTTGACCCTTGCCCTCATTGAGGACGGCATGCAGGATGCGTGGACTGATGGAGGCAATCCGTCTATGATGCTCGCATCGGCGAGCAACCGGGCCAATTTCTCCGATCTCAGTGCATCTGGAAACCTCGTTTCTAACGATGTGAACATGACAGCCGCCAAAGAGGTCGCCTATGTCGGGTCTACCAGTGTGTTCTTGACCGACTTCGGCACCGTGGAGGCGACCCCGTCACGCTTCATGTCCAACGACAAGATGTTCCTGCTTGACCCCGAGTTTGCATCACTCTGCACACTCAACGGACGGAACTTCCAAGAGAAAGATATGGGTGACACAGGTGACTCACAGGCCACAATGCTCATCACTGAGTGGGCGCTGAAGGTTCTGGCACCAAAGGCACACGCAGGTATCTTCGACCTGTCAGGTTCCTAAGACTAATGAGGGGGCGGGCGACTGCCCCCTCTCTTCTTTGAGGGAAACAGATGAAGCGCTATCTTTACACCGACCCGCACACAAAGAAGGAAGTGACGATGGAGCAGGCCAGTGACGGCTCAACCATCATCCACCAGAAACAGCGGTTTGATGATCTCATTAAGGTCAACCGGCACATGTCCGGCGATTACTCCAAGGGTCAGATGATCGGTAACACTCAGCGTCACATGCAACATGTGGCTGAAATTCCGAATGTCGTGTATAATCACCTCTTACAGACGCTTGGCCCACCGCGCGAAAATCCAAAGGCGTGGAAGGCTTGGCTGAACGACCATCAGAACCGAGACTTTAGGACAGGCGGCGGCACATTATGAGCATCAGTACCTTTAGCGAACTGAAGACGTCTATCGCCAATTTTCTGGCGCGTGACGACCTAACCGCCCAGATACCTAATTTTATCCAGCTTGCCGAGGCGCGTATTGGGCGCGAGCTTGAGACGCGGGAACAGGAAAAGCGAGCCACAGCGGCGCTTGAGGTTGGCGAT